CCTGCACAGTTCACTATGGCGAGTGCCTACCTAGTGTTGTGGCGTTATGCTTTGCCCCAGCTTACTAACTGGGTCGATGGCGACAGATTCGGTAATATGATTGACTTCTACAAAGCGCGTTATGGCGAAGAGCTAGAAGCAGTTTTATCTGATGGTGTTGACTATGATGAAGATGGTGATGGCGCTGTTGATTTTGCTGAGAAGCAACCTGTCGGACAATGGCTTAACCGTTAATGCAAATCAAGATAACCACCAACGCTAAAGAGATAGCCAAGCGAGTAAAGAAGCAAGGCAAAGAATTATCCGATAGCGTTAAAAAGGCTCTATCTATTACCGCTCAAGCTGGCGTTAATATTATTGAAGATAGAACCAGTAAAGGCGTTGGCTATAAAGGAAGATTCAAGCCTTACAATGCAACGTATGCAGCATTTAGAGCGAGTAAGGGTAGAGGTAGTTTACCTGATCTACAGTTTACAGGTCAGATGCTAGGCTCTATGACAACTAAGGCTAACAGCAAACAGGCAGAGATATTCTTTAGTCGAGCTGCTGAGTCTAAGAAAGCTGCTATGAATGACAAGAAAAGACCTTTCTTCGGGTTCAATAGTTCTGAAGAAAAGAAACTGGGTAAGATATTCTTTAAGGCGTTGAAATGAGTGTAAGAGAAAGCATTGCTAATAACTTAGTTGAAACCCTGCAAGCGACAATTGATCCAGTGGCTATCAAGTACGTTACCCGCGAGCCGTTTGATTTTGACAAGTTATCCAGCGCACAGTTTCCAGCTATATTGGTTCGCAGTGCTGGCGAAGATAGAGAAGATAGCTCTATAGGTGGTTCCATTACTCAACGTATGGCTACCATAAATTACGAATTCATTTGCTACGTTAAAGGCTTTGTCATTGATTCAGCCCGCAACAATCTTATTGAAGCAATTGAAGAAGCTCTTGATGTTGACCGTTTGCGTGGTGGGTATGCCCTAGATACGCAGATAATTAATATCGAGATTGATGAAGGTTCTATTGATCCCATTGGCGGGATTATTATTACAGTTCGCGTTTTGTACCAATACACTCGCGGCACAACTTAACTTAAATTAAAGGTAATTATCATGGCGACTAAAACAGGCGCATCTGGAGTAGTAAAAGTACAAGTCTCAGGCACGACTGTTGCCGTGGTAGGCGAAGTACGTTCTTTCACGTTTGACGGTTCAGCAGATACCATTGAAGATTCAGTAATGGGCGATGTTTCCAGAACTTATAAAACTGGACTAAAAACAAATACAGTATCACTTGACGTATATTGGGATGAAGCAGATGCACAGCAGCTAATTCTTGATGAGCGTGCTTCAATCGATTTTGAAATCTATCCTACAGGCACTGGCACTGGAGAGACTTTCTTCTCTGGAACAGGCATTGTAACTTCTCGCTCTATTACTGGCTCTTTTGATGGCATGGTCGAAGCCAGCTTCTCAATCCAGTGCAGCGGTGACGTAACAGAAGCGCAAGTTTAATTAACTAAGGGGATAAACCATGGGATTAGCTAAAGATTTAAGAAGTAGAAGAAAGTTGCAGGCGCGAGAAGTATTAGTACCTGCATGGGGTGACGAATCTGGAGCGTTTAAGTTGTATTGCAGAAGCATTACTTGCTACGACCTAGACCAGTTGCAGAAGAAGCACCCCGACTTTCTTAACAATACGACTATCGGGGCAATGGTTGATTTGATTTGTATGAAGGCAGAAGATGAAGGCGGCACTAAGCTGTTTGGGTCTGCTGAAGATCGACTTGATTTGATGGGTGAGGAAACTAGCGTTATATCTGACATTGCTAACCAAATGTTTGCAGAGATTGAAACTGTTGAGGCAATACAGGGAAACTAAAAAGCGACCAGTCAAGGATGAATCTGCTTTCCTTGGCTGATCGCCTACACCTTACGATAGAAGAAGCAGAACAAATGCCCGTTAATCATTTCAACGAATGGTTGGCTTATTACCAAATATTGAGTGAGCAAAATGGCTGAAGATGTAAAGATCGTAATAAGCGCGGTAGACAAAACCAAAAAGGCTTTTGGGGGTGTTACTAAAGGCTTGCAGAATGTTGCTAAAGCTGCATTTAGCATGAAGTCTGCGCTTGCCCTTGCCGCTGGTGGTTTAGCTATAGGCTACATGATCAAGCAATCTTTAACTGCTATAGATACGCTAGGAAAGACTGCATCTAAAATAGGCACTACAACTGAAGCACTTAGCTCTCTGCAATTCGCAGGAACCCAGACGGGCGTAACTATTGAAACCGTCAACATGGCTGCACAGCGATTCACAAGGCGTTTAGCTGAAGCTGCTAAAGGCACTGGCGAGGCTAAAGGCGCACTCAAAGAATTAAATATTGATGCTGAAGAGCTAAAGAAGAAATCACTAGATGAGCAGATGCTACAGCTTGCCGATGCTTTCGGTAATGTTACAGCATCAGCAGATAAAGTCCGTCTAGCCATGAAGCTTTTTGACTCTGAAGGAGTCGCGCTAGTAAATACCTTGGCTCTTGGAAGGCAAGGCTTAAAAGATATGTTTATCGAGGCTGACCAATTAGGTTTGGTTATGTCGGGAAAAGCAGCTAAAGGCGTGGAAAAAGCAAACGATTCTCTTTCTAAATTATTTGGCTTGTTTACAGGTTTGCGTAATCAAATAACCGCTAATCTCGCTCCAGCTATAGAGGCATTAAGCAATACAATAAAAGATAAGTTTTTAAAAGACATTAAAGCGGCTGGCGGAAGCGTAGAAGAATTTGGTCTTATTTTAGCTGAAAATATACTTCAAGGGTTGGCGGATATTTTGTTAGCCCTTGGATCAGCGGCTAGGGGTTTTGCTGATTTTGCAAATGGCTTTATTGAAATGGCCAATTACGTTAGGGATTGGATGAATTTAGCGCCAATTACTACAAAAATGACGTATGGTTTTAGCGATTCTATAGACAATGCGGCTGGTAATGTTTGGCGGCTTAAAATGGGCCTTAGAGGACTTAGAGAAGAGGCTGACGATTTAGCTGATGGCGAAGTTCTTCCAACTACGATGCAAAAGTGGGGAGCCTCAATTAAGTCTGCTGGAAATGCTTTGCCTAGCTTGGTAGAAGGAATGGATGCAGTTTCTAAGAATGCCGCAGGGTCATTAACGGACGCTTTAACGTCTGCAATCAGTGGCGCTAAATCTTTTGGCGAAGCTATGAAAGATATGGCTAAAAGCGTTATTGATAGCCTGATTAAAATGATGGTTCAATACTGGATTGTTCAACCCCTGTTTAATGCTATTGGTGGCGCTCTTGGTATGCCTACGACAGCAGCAACAGGAAAGGCAATAGGTGGATCGGTTCAAAACGGGCAGCCTTACATGGTTGGCGAGCGCGGCCCAGAAATGTTCGTTCCTAACCAAAGCGGCTCTATTGTACCTAACGGAAGTTTAGGCGGTGGCGGTGGTGTTACTGTCAACCAGACCATTAACGTATCTACTGGCGTACAGCAGACAGTCAGGGCAGAAATTGCTACACTGATGCCACAAATTGCCAATGCCGCTAAAGGTGCAGTTGCAGACGCTAGACAGCGTGGCGGTGGGTTCAGCAAGTCATTAGTCGGAGCATAAGAAATGCCATTAGCTTTCCCCAACGTAGGCATTACATCAATCAGCCTACGTTTAAAACGAACTGTTGCGGTCACAGAGTCCCCGTTTACCTATGATCAACAGGTGTACGCCCACCAAGGCGCTATATGGCAAGCAGAGGTCAATCTACCGCCTTTAACGCATGACGAGGCACGATCAGTCGAGGCTTTCATTGTTGGCTTAAAAGGGCGCTCTGGCACGTTCACTTTTGGACACCCTTTACATACAAGCACAGCCACAAGTACCACATCTGGTACAACTGCGGTAAGGGCTGAAGTATTGGCTACTACTGCTGGCGCTAGTGCTGTAACTGCTGGCACTTATTTTCAGTTAGGCGACTATCTTTATATGGTCACAGCCGATAAGTCTTCTGGCGCTGGGAACCTATCTTTTCAGCCACCATTGCGAACAGCAGCGGCAAGCGGTACAGCATTAGACTTTACCTTACCTAAGAGCCTATGGCGTTTAGCGAGCAACGATATAGGTTGGTCTACGGATGCAGCTTCTATCTATGGTTTTAGCTTTGCATTCACTGAGGCATTGTAATGAGCAGAACATTAAGTACAGAGATGCAGGCTGTTGCTACTGCCGAGCTAGTCCGCCCTATCTATTTGGTAGATATGGAATTCAGTTCTGGTAGCATTTTCCTTTGGTCTGGGATGGGCGATCTTACCTACAACTCCAATACCTATTTAGGCGCTGGTGACCTGTTATCTATTGGATCAATCGCTGAGACCGCAGAGCTTACCGCTAATGGCGCAACTGTAACCCTAAGTGGCATAAAACAGTCTTTGCTTACACTAGCCAGAGATGAGCCATACCAAGGCAGACCCCTAATCATTCGCCTTGGCGCATTTGATGAAAATGGTGATTTAATCGCAAGCCCAGTTATCTTGTTTAGCGGGTTTATGGATATAATGACAATCGCAGATTCTGGCGATACCTCTACAATTACAGTTACGGTTGAGAATAAGCTAATAGCATTCCAACGCACAGCAGTTAGACGCTACACAGCAGAAGATCAAAAGATCGAGCATCCCACAGACAAAGGCTTTGAGTTCGTAGCCAAAATACAAGAGAAAGAAATTATCTGGGGCAGGGCTTCACCTTCTTCTATGGCAAGTTCTGGCGGTTCAGGAAGGTACGACAGGGCAAACCGTTGATCAAGATAGCTCACGAAAGCCTGTTAAACGTAAAGGCAGAGCTAATCCCTTTACTTGATAAGCATTGGGAAGAGACAGAACCTAACCAAGATACAATATTTCTAGACCCAGATTGGCGAGAATATGCCCGATTAGATCAGCAAGGAATATTACATATATTTACCGCTAGGAATGGAGGCGAGCTAATAGGTTATTGCGTTGTAATGATCTCTAGAAGCGTTCACCATAAAGATCATATATTTGCGTCCACTGATGTTATATATGTTAAGCCAAAGTACAGGCAAACCGCGACAGGTTCAGATTTAATCTGTTTCGCAGAAAAGCACTGCAAAGAAAATGGCGCATCATTAATGACGCTTAATATGAAGACAGAATACCCTTTTGACAATCTTATGCTTAGACTGGGGTTTAATCTTATTGAGCGCGTCTACCACAAATGTTTTTTAGGGAAATAAAATGGCAACAGCAATAATAGCAGGATTAGCAACAGCGGGTGGTGCTGTAGTAGCGGCTGGCGGTTTTGCGGCATTTGCTGCTGCTGGCAGTTCTCTGTGGATGGCCTTTGCTGTTGGCGCTGGCTTGTCTATGGTTTCTCGCGCCTTAATGCCTACCCCGTCAATTGGCACACAAATGTCTGGCACTACGACAACAGTTAGAGAGCCAGCATCTACAAGAACAATGGTTTATGGTCGCGCTAGGGTTGGCGGTTCAATTGTTTACCTAGACTCAACAGGCACAGACAACGAATACATGCACATGGTTATTGCTGTTGCAGGCCATGCAATTGATGCTTATGAAGAAGTCTGGTTCAACGATGAAAAGGTGTGGGATAGCGGTTATGTAGGTAGCTGGGGTACTTACATTGACCTTAACTTTCACGATGGTACGCAGACCACAGCAGACGCTAATCTTGTATCAAGGTCTACCCAGTGGACTACAGATCACAAGCTATTAGACACCGCTTACATTTACGTCCGTCTTAAATATGATGCCGAGCAGTTTGCTAACGGCTTGCCTAATATCTCTACCGTAGTCCGTGGCAAGAAAGTCTACAACCCAGCAACATCTACTACCGTTTGGTCACAAAATCCTGCGCTGATCGTTAGGGATTACCTGCTGGATTCCAAATATGGATTGGCTGAAGATGCCGCAAACATAAACGCTACTTCTGTTTCTACAGCTCAGACTTTATGCGATCAAGATGTGGCCCTTGATGCTGGTGGCACGCAAAAAAGATATGTGTGTGATGGCGTTGTTGATACTGGTAATTCCAGAGAAGCCAACATTGAAGCCCTGCTATCTTCTATGGCTGGCCGTTTAATTCACTCAGGCGGTGAATATTTTATATCTGGTTCAGCTTATGTGACCCCCACAGTCACTATAGACGAGTCCGTTTTAGTTGGTGCAATATCTACACAGACTAAGCAAAGTAGGCGCAGTATTTACAATGGCGTTAAGGGAGTATTTTTAAGCGAAGAAGACAACTATATTCTTGCTGACTACCCTGCTCAAATTAGCAGCACATATAGCGCGACTGATGGCGACCCTATTTATTTAGATATGCCATTGCCTACAACTACAAACAATGTTCAAGCGCAACGATTAGCTAAATTAGCTTTGCTTCAGTCCAGACAGCAAACTTCTGTTAGCTTGCCATGTAACTTGGCGGCTTTAAAGTTTAAGGCTGGCGATAACATCATGGTTACTAATGCCAAAATTGGTTGGTCTGCAAAGGTATTCCAAGTATTAGGTTACACGTTTGATTTAGGGTCTGATGGCAGCATTATAGTAAACGTAGAAGCTATCGAAACTGCATCAGCCATCTACGACTGGGCTTCATCTGACGAAGAAGATTATCTAGCTGGCGGTGAAGTTTCTTTGTATGACGGTAGGACTGTTGCCGCTCCTACTTCTTTCACTGGCACAGCATCTTCCACAGTTAACCTTGATGGCACAATAATCCCGCAGATTGTTTCTACATGGGTATCAAGCGCAGATGCGTTTGTTGTGAGGTATGACTACCAGTGGTCAACTAATAATACTGATTTCAATTCTATTGATGTGCAGGGTAATCAATTTACTATAACGCCTGCACTTGGCGCGGTTACTTATTACACTAGAGTCAGGGCAATAAACGAGCTAGGAATTAAAAGCGCATTCGTAACCGCTAACGTAACGGCTATCGGAGACAGCACAGCTCCTGCTTTGCCTACAGCGTTATCAGCAACGGCTGGCTATAAGTCCATTAGCCTTGAGTGGACTAACCCAGCAGACAAAGACTTTTCAAATACAGAAGTTTATAGGGCTACATCTTCTGGCGGCACTTATGCTGAAGTGGCTACTGTAGGCGGTGGAT